TACACAGGACGATACAGACGGACAGCAGCCGTCTAGGGTCTGGTGGTCTGGGTTAAGCGATTCCTCTGACTTCACACCAGCGGCTACAACGCTTTGTGATTTCCAGAATATCCCAGATGCCGGAAAGGTAATGAAGGTCGTGGGTGGCGCAGAATATGGTCTGGTGTTCATGGAACATCAAATTATCCGCATGTCGTTTGTCGGCAGTCCACTGGCCTACCAGCTTGACACCATTGACCGACGTAGAGGAACGCCGCTTAGTGGCAGTGTAATTGGTCATGGGCGTCTTGTTTTCTACTGGTCTGAGGAAGGGGCTTTTGTTACAGACGGTACTTCAAGTACGCCAATCGGGCATGGAATTGTTGACCGGTTTTTCTGGGATAGTTTTAATCTGGCAAACCAAAGCCGTTTGTTTAGTGCCATAGATCCGGTGAATAAGGTCGTGGCGTGGAGTTTCCCTGGCGAAGGAACCAGCACAGCCGGTGAGCCAAACCGTATATTTTTCTACAACTGGGCTGACAACAAGTGGAGTGAGGGCGAAGTAACAACGCAGTTGATTTTTACAGGAATTAACGCTGGCTTAACACTGTCTGAGCTTGATGATGTTTCGTCGAGTCTGGGTGGTCTCCCGTTTCCTCTGGGTTCGAGGGCGTATCAGGGTGGAGACAAGATACTGGCCGCATTTAACGGTTCAAATGTCTATTGCCAGTTTACCGGCTCAAATCTTGCGGCTACGATTGACACGGGAGAGTTCCAGCCATTTCGTGGTCAGCGCAGTCAGGTTGTCAGCGTCAGGCCATTTATCGATGGTGGGACAATAACGGCAGCAGTAGCGTCAAGGATCAAAGTGCAGGATTCTGTTTCATTTGGCTCTGCTGCATCCCTGAACACATCCGGCCTTTGTCCACTGTTGAGCGAGGGCAGACACCACAGGGTTCGCTGTTCAGTAGCTGCTGGCGGTAGTTGGACACATGCACAGGGTGTTGAGATTGGCGCAGTGGGTACGGGGGTTACATAATCCCCGTCACGTCTCCCCGCGCCTCAGCAATGATCGAGGGGTACAGACGTGTACCTCTGGTGCATACAAACGAAGAAGAGCATCGCCGTGAAATGGCGCTTATACTTAACAACCTGCTTGATGGAAAAATTAACGCAAAGGGCAGCGTAACACTGTCGGCCAGTTCGACAAGCACAACACTGGCCGATTTTAGAATTGGCGCGGCATCGGTTATCCTGTTTATGCCGACAACAGCAAACGCTGCAACGGCCATAACATCCCTTTATGTCTCATCTCGCGGAGATCAGACAGCAACACTGACACATAATAGCGATGCTGCAACTGACCGAACTTTTGCATACACCATCCTCGGATAATCTGGAACTGGTGACGGTTGATGGGTCAAATGTGGGCCTTCACTGGCCCCGCATGGCAGCGTGGATTATCAAGGCGCTTGAGCGGTCGTCTGGCCGCTACACTATGGCAGATATTTATCAAGCCATTTCCACTGACATGATGGTGGCTTTTCCTGTGTATAATGGGGATGAGGTAGTTGCTGTCTGCGTTGCCGAGATTGTCACGTACCCATCAAAAAAGTCCATAAGCATTGTTATCATGGTCGGTCAGGAGCGTAACGGCTGGTTGCACTTTATAGATGATATTGAGAGTTTTGGCCGTGAAAGAGGGTGTCAGATGATCGAAGCATGGGCACGACCGGGTTGGGAGAAAGTGCTTTCCGGCTGGGATAAAACACACATACTTCTGGAGAAAAACCTATGAGCAAAGGTGGCGGTTCGACTGACGTTATTCAACGGACGACAACAACAGATCCGTCGCCGTTCAGCCAAAGATTTCTTGAGCCCGGCTATCAACAGGCGCAACAGGATATCCTGAATCGGCCAACGACATATTTCCCCGGATCGACGGTGGTGCCGTTTTCCCCAGAAACTGCCGGATCACTCAACCTGACAACAACCCGTGCGCTTGGCGGATCTCCACTGCGACAGGCAGGTCTGAATCAGGCGTTTCAGACATTACGGGGAGATTTTGTTGGACAGGAAAATCCTGCATATCAGGCGATGGTTGATCGATCTGTACGGCCACTTACCCAGCAATTTGAGCGTGATGTAGGTGGCATTCGCGGAGCGGCGTCCAGAGCCGGTCGTGGCGGCTCCAATATCGCAACGCAACGTGCGCTGGCCGACGCAAATGAAGCCTATTTGCAGTCAGTGGGTGATGTGGGGGCGCGGCTGGCCTATCCTGATTATCAGGCTGAACGCGGATATCAGCAAACGATGGTGGGCGCAGCACCGAGTCTCGCCGCCACCGATTATGATGACCTTGTGAGGCTTGGTGCGGTTGGAGCTGCAAGGGAAGGGCAGCTTGGGGCACAGCTGGCGGAAGATGTCGCCAGATTTGAGTTCGCGCAACGTGAACCCGGACAAAGAGTTACCCAGTATCTTGCGGCAGTTGGTGGTGGTGGTGGTGGCACCACGCAAAGATCTCTTGACCCATACACTCCAGCGAATCCGTTGCTTGGTTTACTGGGTGGCGCAGCGACCGGTGCGGCCATGATACCGACAGGTTATACGGGCAGCATAGCGCCGTTTATCGGCGGTGGTGCTGCCCTCGGTGGCCTCAGCGCATTTGTATAGGAGAAAATAGATATGGTGGCATATAGTAGGCCGGTAACTGCACAGGCAAGAACAACACTTCCGTGGTATCGCCAGCCCAAAAGTAAGGCAATGCTTGGAAGTTTTGGGCCAAGTCTTCTCGCCATGTCTGCCCCACACATGCCGACAGCAGCGGCTCCAACCCGTGCCAGTCTTATGGGGCCAGCGATCAGACAGGCTATGACAGCAGGTACTGAGGCTGAACAATATCAGGAAGAATTACGGCGACAGGGAATACTGGACGCACGGGCAGAAGCTGCGGAAGGGCGGTCGGTGGCGGAAGCGGCGAGAGAAGCGGCGGCAGAGCAAAGAAAGGTGGCTGAGTTTAAGGAAAAGCAAAGGATTGCTGAATTACGAAGTGGGTTAGGTGCGGCCTTTTCACCAAGCACCGATTATGAAGGAACGCCAACAACAACCGCAGCTGGCACCGGATTACTTGGAACAGCGCAGATGCTGTCTGAATTTGGATTCCCCGACAAGGCGGCAAGTTTATTGGAGAAACATGCCTTGCAACAGCCAAAAACTCCAGACGTGAAGCAGGTTTATGATAAAACGAGAAAGGAGTGGGTATATAGAACGCCTGATGAAATTAGCAAAAACCCAAATAACTTTGGCAAACCAGTTGAAACAAAAGCCCCTCCAGCCAGGAAGGCGGTGTGGGATAAAGTGAATAAAGAGACGGTGTATGTAAGCAATGAAGAGCTTAACAATAATCCTGGCAGATATACCGCTGTCCCAACACCTTCTTCAAGAAGACTTCAGCTTATTCAGAAGCAAACAAATAGCGATAGAAATGATCTAAAAGAGGGAGATGAAGGGTATTTTGATAAACATGACAAAAAAGAACTTGAAGCATTAAAGCCGGCAGAAGATCCTTTCAGGTCACTGATTAGAGATGCCATAGGAAAAACACCAAAGCCCATGCCAGAAGGTTTTGATGCGTTAAAACCTGACCAAAAGATAATGCTTTTACAAACCCTTGAAAAAGTTGCTCCCGGTCAGGTGTACGAATTTAACACTAAGGACGGTCTTTTGAAAGGTTTGTACACCATTGAAAATGGCAGACTGATACCATACCCAAAGGGACAATGATGTATGGTTAATGCTTTGCAGCGTAGACCCGTTAAGTTTGAGGAGTTTCTGGGAACACAGAAAGAATCCGTCAAAACAGGTCAGCCTGTCAATGCTTTGCAGCGTAGACCCGTTAAGTTTGAGGAGTTTCTGGAAACTTCCACACCAAAGGCAGTACCGCCTAATCCAGGACTTGTGCAGTCTCTAACTGGCTATGGATCGGGAGCCCTTCCATACCGCCAACAAATAACACCAGCCCAACGCGCTATACCTGTTCCAGAACAGCATGCAAAATTTTTACAGAAAAAAAGGACGCTTGACAAAGACAGGCTTGGGTCAGATGCCGTTGACGCTAATTTAGCTAATTTAGTGGCTCCTATATTCAAAGCCTATAATATGCGCGATGTTGGCAAAAAGGCTTTTGTACGGGGCACCAAGCAAAGGGAGCAATCCGTAGCTGCGCTAACTGGCGGCATGTTTGGTTTGCGACAGAAAAAGGCAGCTGAGACTGTTGCAACGCAACAGAAAATGCTTGCAAAACTACCCAAACCACCTGCGTCAGTTCAGAAATTCAAAAGCACAGAAACCTGGGGAGACATGTTTAAGGCATTTTCCCAGGCTCCAACGGAGGTTTTTGCTGATGTTGTTGGTGAATCTCTAGCCCTGTTCTGGCCTTATCTTGGGGGCGCTGCACTAGCATCGCGGTTTACGGGGGTGAAGGGCGCTTCTGCTGTGATTGGGCTTGGCTCATATTCTCTTGAGGCTGGCGGCAAAATTACGGACAGCTTCCGCGAGGCAGGTATTGATTTAACTGACAAAGACCAGGTTCTTGCTGCTTTCCGTAATCCTAAATTGATGTCGGAAGTGAGGACAAGAGCTAATAAGAAAGCTATTCCGATTGCTGTTTTTGATGCTGTTTCAATGGGTATCGCCGGAAGATTGTTTGGGCCGGTATCGAAAACAGCGGGAA